GCCTGCACGGCAACGGGACGCTGGCGCCCAGCTATGCCATCCGGGAGGCCATCGCCCGCCTGCTGGCCGAAGACAGCCGCTGGGCCCGGGGCATGGTGCCCAGGATGGCCCGCTGGCTGCACGGCAAGGGCTGGAATGACGAGCCCTTCGTGCAGCCGGGGCAGGGCAGCGGTGGCGGCATCGTGGGCGTGAGCCGGGAGCCGCGGGCCCCGACGGAGTTCCAGCAGCGGCAGCAGGACAGCCGCAAGCTGGCACGAGCGCTGCTCGAAGCACGGGAAGCAGAACGGACACAGACGGGAGGACACCATGGACATGCGGATCGACAGGCTCTGGCTGATCATGCGCCTTGCAGAATGTGAGGCGGTTTACCGGACAGGGCGCTCACAGGAAGAGCTGGCCCTGCTGGCCGACATCTGGGCCCAGGACCTGGAAGGGCAGGACAGGGAGGCCGTGGGCCGGGCCTTCGTGCTGCACCGGCAGGAATCCGGCCGCTTCCCCTGTCCGGCGGACATCCTGCGCCTGCTGCCCCGTTGCCGTCATGCCGAGAGACGGCAGGACGCGGCGGCCCTGCCGGTGGAGACAGTAGCCGTGGGGCCCCGCTCGCACCGCGACATGGCCCGCCTGTTGTTACAGGCCCTGCGCGGGGACAGCGAGGCCCGGAACGAGATGCAGCGCCTGCGGGTGCAGTAGGGGCAGGGGAAAGTATGGCCAGGCCGAAGATGTTCAGGCGATGCCCCGAGTGCGGTGCGGATGCCGTCGTGGTGATCTGCACACAGCAGCAGGGGCATTGCCGCAATCGTTGGTGCGAATGCACGGTCTGCGGGGCCCACATCCGCTGGGTCACGGCCGGAGAGCACGGCCGCTGGGTGCGCGTTCGCGGAATAAAGTCACCAGAAACCCCGAAACCCTCTTGCCTCTGACCTCACGCCCCATGCTACGCTTCCGGCAAAACCCCGGAGGCGTTTTTTATGTCCGACAACTTCCACCGCGCCCATGCCTTCACCGCCCATTGGGAGGGCGGCTTTTCAGACCATCCCGCCGACACCGGCGGCCTGACGGCCTACGGGGCCTCGCTCAAGTTCGTGCAAGGCATCGCCGCGACCCAGCAGGGCCGCGACTGGTTGCAGCGCATCGGCTTCCGTCTGCCCGTCAACAAGGCCTCCATGCGTTCCGTGACGCCGGATATGGCCGAGGCCATGTTCAAGCGCGAGTTCTGGGACCGGCTGCGTCTGGACGACATGCCGTTCCGGCCCGCCTGCGCCCTATACGACGCCGCCGTCAACAGTGGCTGTGCCCAGTCCGTCAGGCTGGCCCAGCGCGGCTACAACGCCTGTGTGGGCCCCTACGGCGTGAAGATCGAGGTGGACGGCATCCTGGGGCCCCGGACGCGGGCCTCGCTGGCCTGTGACACGGACGCCCTGATCCGGGCCGTCATCCAGGCGCGCCGCGCTTTCTACGAGGGGCTGGCCCGCGACAAACCTTCGCAGGCCGTTTTCCTGGAGGGCTGGCTCAACCGGGCCGATGCCCTGGAAAAGTTCCTGCTGGCGCAGAGGAGGGCGTGATGGGCTGGCTTTCCGCATTGCTGGGCCTGGGCGGCAAGGCCCTGGAGAAGATCCTGCCCGACCGTGCCCGGCTCCAGCAACAGCAGATGGAGATCAACGCCGAGACGGAGCGCACCAGCGGCGGACGCATGACGCCGCGCAAGCTGCTCATGTACCTGCTGGCCGTGGCTGCGGGCTGGGAACTGCTGCTGCGGCCCGTCATCGCCACCTACTGGCCCGACGTGCTGCTGCCGCCCAGCATGGGCAAGGAACTGTGGCTGGCCGTATCGGCCATGTTCGGCATGGGCTTTTAGGAGGGGGCATGGACAACGGGCATTTCATCACCGTTCTGCTGGGCGTGATCTTCGGCCTGTGGGTACTGCTGCTGGGAGTGGGCAGCTACTGCCTCAAGCGCATCAGCGACAAGCTGGACGACCTGGTGGTGCATCGTGAGGGCTGTATCATGGCCTTTGCCGACCGTGACGGGAACTCCCGCGACCACCGGGAGTTCTTTCGCCGTACCGATGACCATGAGCGCCGTCTGACCCGCCTGGAAGCGGAACGGGAAAGGAAGGGGTAGGGGATGGCAAAACTGACGGATAAGCAGACCGCGTTCGTGCGGGAATACCTGGTGGATTTGAACGCCACGCAGGCTGCTATCCGTGCAGGCTACAGCGAGCGGACGGCCAGCAGGATAGGCCCACAGCTGCTTGGAAAAACTTGTGTCCGTGAAGCCATCGAGAAGGCCCAGGCCAAACGTGCCCAGCGCGTTGAGGTCACGCAGGATTATGTCCTCTCGAACCTTGTGGAGGTCGTGGAGCGCACCATGCAGCGTGCGCCGGTCCTGGACCGCAAGGGCGAGCAGGTCACGGATGAAGAGGGCCGGGCCGTGTGGACGTTCGACGCCAAAAACGCCAACCGCGCGCTGGAACTGCTGGGCAAGCATCTGGGCATCTTCACGGACAAAATGCAAACCGAGGTCTCCGGCGGCCTCAGCATCACATGGGAGAAATAGCCATGCGTATCACTATCCCCTACAAGCCCCGCGACCTCTCCGTGCATGAGCGGCTGGAGGCTGCGCGGTTTTCGGTCGTGGCAGCCCACCGCCGCTACGGCAAGACAGTGCTGGCCGTCAACCACACCATCAAGGGAGCCCTGACCTGCAAGAAGCCCCGCGGCTCTTTCGCCTATGTGGCGCCATTCCGCAACCAGGCCAAGGCTGTGGCCTGGGACTATCTGAAATACTACACGTCGACCATCCCCGGCCGTACGGTCAACGAATCTGAATTGTCCATCATGCTGCCCAACGGGGCCCGTATCCGTATCTACGGCGCCGACAACCCGGACTCCCTGCGCGGCCTGTATTTCGACGGGGTGGTGCTGGACGAAGTGGCCGACATGAAGCCCGAGGTCTGGGGCGAGATCATCCAGCCGGCTTTGGCAGACCGTGAAGGCTGGGCGCTGTTTATCGGCACCCCGCACGGCATCAACCTTTTCAGTGAACTGTACTACCGCGCCCTTGAGCGGCAGCAAAAAGGCGACCCGCTGTGGTGTGCCATGTCATTCCCGGTCACGGGCACCACCAGCCTGCCGCCTGCTGAAGTGGAACGTCTGCGAGCCGAGCTTTCGGAGAACGCCTGGCGGCAGGAGATGCTCTGTGACTTCACGGCCAGCTCCGACGACATCCTCATCCCGTTGCCCGACGTTCTGGAGGCCGAGGCCCGGCAGCTGGCGTGGGACGATGTGGGCGGCATGCCCGTCATCCTGGGCGTGGACGTGGCCCGCTTCGGGGCCGACAGCAGCGTCATCGTCAGACGGCAGGGGCTCAAGGCCGACGGGCCGGTGGTCATGCGCGGGCTGGACAACATGCAGCTGGCCGACAGGGTGGCCGCCGCCATCATGGAGCACCGCCCCCACGCCGTGTTCATCGACGCCGGGCAGGGGCAGGGCGTCATCGACCGCCTGCGCCAGCTGGGCCACGATGTCATTGAGGTGCCTTTCGGCGGCAAGCCGTTGCAGGAAGGTCGCTTTGCCAACCGGCGTTCCGAGATGTGGTACGGCCTGCGCCAGTGGCTCAAGTCCGGCGGCAAGCTGCCGGATGAAGGGGACGACGTGCCCCGCCTGCGGGCGGAGCTCTCGGCCCCCCTGTACTGGTACGACGCCGCGGGCCGCATGGTGCTGGAGCCCAAGGACAAGATCAAGGAGCGCCTGGGGGCTTCGCCGGACATCGCCGACGCCCTGGCCCTGACCTTTGCCGCGCCCGTGGCCCTGCCGGAGCCTGGGCAGGAGATGTTCCTGCCGGAGCAGACGCGTGATGCCCACGGCTTTTTGTTCAGCTGGGATGGAGGAGAGGCCAATGCTCGTCTCTGGTAGTCAGCATGCCTACCGCTTCATCCAGGCGGATACACCGGAGCTGCGGCGTCTGCCCTGGGCCCGGTTGCAAGACGAGGGGCTGGCCCATGCCGTGCTGTGGAACCGGGCCGAACCCACGGTGCTGGACTGGCTGGACACGGTCTCACCGCGCACCACCCTGACGGGCCTTGCCTTCGATGATGCCCGGGACGGAAGGCTGGCAGGGGCCCTGTGGGTGGTTCCCGCCGGCCTGAGCGGTACGGTGCATTTCGTCATCTTCCGGGATTGGCAGCATGACAGCATCCGCCTGGGGCGCGAGGCTGTGGCCTGGATATTCCGTACCTGGCCCCTGCGTTCCTTGTTGGCCGCCTATCCCGCGCCTTATCGGCATTTGCATGGCTTCATGGCGGGGCTTGGTTTCACGCTCTGGCCGCATCATCTGCCCGGCGGCTGTCACATGCCGACGCTGACCAGCCCATCAAGATGCCGGGACATGGCTTTTGCCAGTCTCGAACGTGGTGATTTTTTCAGGAGGTAGTAGACATGGGAGGTTTTGTTTCTTCCATTTTTGGCGGCGGAGGCGGTGGTCCTTCTGTCGTGACCTATGAGCCGGAAGAAGCCCCGCGCGAGGCCGAGCAGGAAGCGGAGAGCCAGTCCATCCGTGATGAGGAACAGCGCAAGCTCCGTCGTCGGCGGCAGATGGGCGGCACTATCCTGACCTCTCCCCTGGGGACGACGGGCAGTGTCGCCAGTAGCGGCTCCAGTCTGCTTGGGCGCATGGGGTAGAGCATGGCAGCCCCGACGCTGAAGGAGCTCAAACAGCTGGTGGCCCATCTGGAAGGGCTGCGCAGCAAACGGCTGGCCCAGCAATGGGAGATCGGCAAGCTTATCCTGCCGTCGCGCGGCCTGTTCCAGGGCGAAGAGACGGAATGTCTGCGGGACGCCAACCTGCTCAACCCGGCGGCCCAGCGCGCCCTGGGCAAAGCTGCTGCGGGCATGACGCAGGCCATCACACCGGCGTCCTCGCCGTGGTTCCGGCACCAGTTCCTGGACAGGGCCGACAGGGAAGTCACCGGCGGCAACGAATATGTGGACGTGGTGGATGCCCGCATCCGCGCCGTGCTGGCCGCGGGCGGCTTCTACAGTGCCATCCATGCCTTCAACCGCGAGCTGCTGGGTTTTGGCTGCGCGCTGCTTTCCTGTGATGCCTCGGCCCGTACCGTGGCCCGTTTCGCCTGCCAGACCTGCGGCACCTATGCCGTGGCCCTGGACGAAGACCGTACGCTGTCCTGCGTGGTGCGGCGCTTGCGCATGACGCCGGTGGAGATGGCCCGGCGCTTCGGCAGGGACAGGCTGTGCGAGGCCACGCGGCAAAAGCTGGAGAGCCAGCCTTATGCCCCCATCGAGGTGGTGCAGGTGGTGCGCAAGCGTGAGGAGCGCGACCCGGAGCGCGGGGACAACCGCAATATGCCCTTTGCCTCCTTCTGGTACGAAGACCAGGGCGGCACGGAACTGCTGCGGGAAAGCGGTTTCCGCTCCATGCCGTTCTTTTTCTCCACCTGGGAGGATGCCCGCGGTGTCTACGGCACCGGCCCCGGTGACGATGCTCTGGCCGATCAGAAGGGCATCGAAGCCTGGGAGAAGCGCAAGGCCGTGGGCATCGAAATGATGATCCAGCCGCCCTTGCTGGCGCCGGGCACGCTCAAACGCCATGTGCGTGCCATGCCTGGAAGTGTCATCTCCGATACGGCCTATGGCCAGTCCAATGCCCTGCGCCCGCTCTATGAAGTGAATTTCGGCCCGGCGGTTGCCGCAGTGCAGGAGGAGATCAACCAGATCTCCATGCGGCTTGAGGACGTGATGAAGGCCAACATCTTCGCCAACATGAGCCTTGAGACACGCCCGGCGGGCATGACCATGACCGAATACATGGACAGGCGCCGTCGTTCCGCAGAGCTCATGGGCCCCACGGTATCCAGCTATGAACCGCGCGTCCTGACGCTCTGCATCGAGCGCGTCTACCAACTGCTGGACGAGGAGGGGCTTTTGCCGCCGCCCCCGGATGGCCTCAGCCAATGGGCCACGCTGAACGTCTCGTACCAGTCGCCTATGGCCCAAATGCTGGAACAGGCGGCCGCTGTCTCCATCGGCCAGTTCATGGAACAGGTGGGGCCGTGGGTCAAGGGGCAGCCAGATCTGCTGGACAAGCTCGACCTTGACCAGATGATGGACGAACTGGCCCAACGTCTGGGCGTGCCCGCCAGCATCATACGCAGCGATGAGCAGGTGGCCGCCATCCGCCAGCAGCGCGAGAAGGCGGCAGCCGCCCAGCAGCAGGCAGTCATGGAAGCCCAGATGATGGAAAGCATGGCCAAGATGGGGAACGTCAAGACCGAGGGCACCGTGGCCGGCAAGGTCATGGGCAGCTCGCAGGAGGATAACGCTTGATGTCTCAGCTCATGACCCAAGAAGAGGAGCGGGCCGAACAGGCCCGGCTGGACGAAGCAGAGCGCTTGGACTGGTTCGAGATGATGCAGTCCCCGGCAGCGGAACGCATCTGGCTCCAGCTCTTGCAGGAGCTGGGGGCAGGCCGCCTGATGGTCACGAAAAACGACATGAGGATGAGGAACGTGAGCGATCAGATCCTCAACCGCATGGCTCAGGCCGTGCCTGCCGTCTATGTGCGTATCGTGTGCAAACTTCAAGGCATCCAATAGGAGGAATATTTCATGCCCAACGATATCAATCTCTCTACTGTCACCGATCCCGGTACCCCGCCTGTTGGCGATCCTGCGGAAACCACGCCCCAGGGTGGGACACCTCAAGGCGGTGAAGGGGCGCCCGCCGGTGACGGCACCACGCCTCCTGCCGACTGGCGTACCAGCCTGCCTGACGGCTGGGGTGACAAGCTGAAGGACGTGGAAAGCGCGGAAGACGCCCTCAAGGCCCTGGAGCGCGGCCTTGGTTACACCCCGGCGGAAAAGGTCGAGGACATTACCCTGAAATACCCCGACAGCTTCAAGGGGCAGGTGGATCAGGGGGTGGAAGACAACTTCCGCCAGTTCTGCGTGGACAACGGCATCACCCCGGCCCAGGCCCAGAAGCTGCTGGACTGGCAGCTGGGCGCCAACAAGGAGATCACGGACAAGATCATCGCTGACGGCGTGAAGGAACTGCGCAACGAGTGGGGCAGCCGCTTTGAGGAAAACAAGGCGACGGCCCTGAAGGCGTTCACGGCCCTGGACAAACGCATGGGCGGCCGCCTCGCCACGTCCATCGAAGGGCGTGACATGGCGAATAGCCCGGTGTTTGTGCGGGCCTTCTATGAGATCGGCAAGCTGCTGTCTGAGGATGTCCTGTCCGGCGGCAGTGGTACCGCCCCCTCTGATGCCCAGGAGAGCGCGGTCGATACCTACAAGGGCATGTTCAAGGAGTAGTGACACATGGCTGTTGCACAGACGCTCAAGGAAATCGCCCTTGACAAGGCGAAGAAGCGCCCGGAACTGGTGGACTACCTGACCGAGGAAGCCCCCATCCTGGCCCTGCTGAAATGGATCCCGGCCACCCACGGTCTGTGGAACGTGGAAGAAGTGCTGGACAAGATCACCGGCGCCAGCTTTACCGATCTGGGCGCGCCGCTGCCCACCATGCAGGCCGAGACCCAGCTGCGCCAGACCTACGTCAGCCTGATGGGCGGCGAGGTCGAGGTCAGCAAGGACAAGGCCGCGCAGTTCGGCGGCGCCAAGAACTACTTTGCCCGTCGAGAGAATGCCTTCTTCAAGCAGGCCGGCATGGACACCGAGCTGGCCATCTGGAAGGACTACTGGCGCAAGGCCGCCGTCAAGGGCAAGCTGTTCACCTCCTGCAAGGGGACGGGCAGCGCGCTGTCCACCATCCTCGTGGTGCGCTTCGACCAGGAGATCAATGTGGGCATCTATGACCCCACGCAGTTCAACTCCGGCCGCCTGCTCGACCCCACGCCCCTCAACGGCGGCAACCTCTACCACCTGCGTTCCCAGCCCGGCGTTTCGGGCTACGGCGTGGAGTACCGCGGCCGCTTCGGCTGGCAGCTGCTCAATCCCTCCCGTGCCGTCCATGCCCTGGTGAACATCACCATCGACGGTGACACTCCCAAGCTGCCCACGCTGACGCAGATCGAGGACGCCATCGCCAAGATCCACGGCTCGGCCCAGAACACCATGATCTTCGGCCATCACCGTGTGGTGCAGCGCGTGTTCAGCGCCATCAAGCAGGCCGACATCATGTACGTCAATGGCGACAAGGATCTCCAGACCATCGTGGGCGCCATCAACGGCGTCAAGGTCGTGGGCTCCTACAACCTGCCCGACAGCAACGAAACGGCCGTGGCCTAAGGAGGAGACATATGGCTTTCAACTACGGTTCCGAGAATCGCTGGTACGACCAGTATTTCGAAAAGGCCAAGGGGATCAATGCCGCCGAATTTGTGACCGCGAATGCGTTGGCTGTGGGCGAACATCATGGCGCCCTTGCCGTCACCGTCATGGCGGCCGGTGCGGTGAAAGTGGCAGCGGACAAGACCTTCAAGCTGACCTTGCAAGGCAGTGATACGGAAGACGGGCCGTTTGCCGACATCCCCGGTGCGCCCGAAGTGACCATCACCGGCACCACCAGTACGGGCACGTCCTTTGCCGACGGGGACATCCTCTGCAAGCTCGTGCTGCCGGACACCAAGCGCTACGTCAAAATCAAGGTCACGTCCGATGCCACCAGCAGCGGCACGGTGGACGTCGTCCTTTCCTATCTGGCCCGCTAGCCGGGTCCCTTCGTGATGCGGTGGGGCCGTCCTGCCGCATCACGCCCTTTGTGGAGGCACCATGATACCAGTCCAGAAAGTCCTTGTCCGCTATACCGTCACGGCCGGTGTGCTGGAATACGCCGTGCCCTTTGCCCTGTATGGCACAGGAGACGTGAACGTTTACTGGGCTGCTGCCGGGGATACGGAGACCCAAACCAGGCTCGCGCCGGGCAGTGATTACAGCGTGACGGTCTTCCGGGACATGACGGGCGGCAAGGTGACACTGGCTGACGGGAAGGTGCCTGCCGGTGCCACGCTGGCCGTCGAATCTGCCGTGCCCCTGACGCAGGAACTTGACCTTTCTAATACGGCCACTGTGGATACTGAGACCACCGAAGGCCAGCTGGACCGCATGGTGCAGATGATCCAGCAACTGGACGACGGCCTTTCGCGGGCGGTCAAGGTCAACGCTACGGACAGCAGCACGCCGGAAGAACTGTTGGCTTCGCTCTATAAGGCCCGTGACGACGCCAAGGACGCCGCGAAGGCTGCCGCTGCCAGTGAAAGGGCCGCGGATGAAAGCGAACAGGCCGCCGCCGACAGCGCCTCGGATGCTGCCGCCAGCGAGCAGGCCGCGGCAGAGCACGGAAGCCCGTAAACTGCTGGAAGGTGCCCAGGATACCTTCCTGAATATCAACAGCATCACGGCGGAAGCCGAGACGCTGGAACCCGGGGAGGCCGCAGAGGCAGAGTTCGTGCCGGATTCCATGCGCTTCTTCTTTAAGATCCCGCGCGGCATGCCCGGCGCACAGGGCCCAGCCGGTGCCACGGGGCAGCAGGGCGCCAAAGGGGACAAGGGAGACACAGGCGAACGCGGCCCTGAAGGCCCGAAGGGCCAGGAAGGAGTACGAGGATTGCAAGGAATCCAAGGGCAGACGGGCGAGCGCGGCCCGCAGGGTATCCAAGGAATTCCCGGCCCTCCTGGCGCGAAGGGCGATGAAGGCCAACCAGGAGCTCGCGGTCCGCAAGGCGTAAAAGGCGAAAAGGGCGACCAGGGTCTGACCGGTCCGAAAGGAGACACAGGTGATACCGGGGCGCGTGGGCCCGAGGGGCCGCAAGGGCCACGGGGAGAGAAAGGGGAAAAGGGGGATCCCGGAGAGCCTGGTCCGCAGGGTCCTAAGGGCGATCCTGGCGATATTACCTCGGCCCT